GAAGTTTAGATTTTAGAGTTAGAGGAAAAAAATCAACATTATTATTTGCTAATAAAGATATGGAAAAAAGAGCATTTAGACATGATATCCTGGGTGTTGGAAAAAAGAAAACAAAAAGACCTTTTTTTAGTATAGGAAAACAAGAAGAACCAAAATTAATAAATGAATTTAGTAAATTTTATTTTCAACAGGTTGGGATTAGATGAGCAAAAGAGAAAATATCGCAAGTGATATTATAACAAAACTAGACGCAGTAACTAGTCCAATAGAATTCAAAAAATTAACTAGAGAGCCCTTTGATGTAGAGGAAGTAAGCGACGCACAATTTCCTTGTGCTTTTATTCAATCTGGTGACGAAAGTAGAGAGCCAGCTTCAATAGGAGTTACAGGTGCGGGTTCATATAGAGCTACTATTGATTTTATAATTATTGCTTTTGGAAAAGGCACATCAAGTAATATTGATACAGTAAGAAACCAAATTATTGAAGTAGTTGAAGAAACTTTAGATAATGATATAACTAGAAACGGTAATGCATTGGATACACAAATTATTGAGGCATCGTCAGATGAAGGAACTATTTTTCCTTATGGAGCTGTAAGAATAACTGTGCGTGTAATGTATGAATTCACTAGAGGGAGTGCATAATGGCTAAAGACATTAACATGAAAAAAGGCGATAGCATGATTAAAGTATCGGAAGAATTTGTCGATCACTATAAAAAATTAGGTTATGAGACTTTTGATAATAAAAAAAATATTTCAGTTGCAAAGGAAACTGAAAAGATTATAAAAGATTTAAAGAAAGAAAAGGAGTAAAAAATGGCAACACATCACGGTAAAGAAGGTGTTATGACAGTTGGCGGTTCTACTATTGCAAATCTAACAGGTTTCACAGTTGATACTACTCATGATGTTGTAGAAGATACAGCATTAGGTAATTCAATGAAATCTTTTTTAGCTGGTAGAGGAACTTTTACTGCTTCAGTAGATATGAACTATGACGAAACTGATTCTGGACAAGGAGCTTTAGTACAAGGCGCAAGTTTAACTTTTGCATTTTTGCCAGAAGGTAATGATAGTGGGGATCAAAAATTAAGTGGTTCTGGAATTGTTACAGGAATGTCAGTAGGTGTATCTTTGGACGGTGTATCAACAAGAACAGTTTCTATCCAAGGTTCTGGTGGTCTTACTATCGGTACTGTAGCATAATTATATGGCAGAAAAGGTAAATTACTTTGACGGAGTAAAATCACATTTTGATGATTTACAAATCAAAGTAATAGAAGTGCCAGAATGGGATTTAATTGGTGATAAAGCAATCTATGCTAAACCATTTAATATGCTTGAGAAAAGCAAATTGTTTAAGAATGTTAAAGGTGAAGATCTTAATATTCTAATTGATATTATAATTGAAAAATCTTTGAATAAAGATCATGAAAAAATGTTTACTCCAAACGATAAACTGAATTTCAAAACACATGCAGATACAGATGTTGTCGCAAGAGTTGCTAATCAAATATTAGGGACTGGTTATGATGACATTAAAAAAAACTAAAAAATCCAGATTTTTATAATGTAGTCGCTCTTGCTGAACGATTACATAAAACTATTCCAGAAATCTTGCAAATGTCCGTATATGAGTTTAATATATGGGAAGCTTATTTTGAAAATCAAAGTAAGGAACATGAAAGACAATTAAACTTGATGAAAGCTCAGCGTAGATAATGGCAACAAAAAAAGTTAATATTGATATTGTCGCTAAAGATAAATCGAAACAGGCGCTCAATAATGTAAATAATAATTTAGAGAGAACAAAAAGAAGTGTTTTAAATGTTAAAAATGCACTTATTGGATTAGGTGCAGGACTTGCAATAAGATCAATAGTTCAAACAGGAATTCAAATTGAAGGCCTACAAGTAAGATTAAAAGCTTTATTTGGTAGTGTAGAAGAAGGCGCTAGAGCTTTTGATGTCATGGCTGAATTTGCTGGTAAAGTTCCTTTTTCATTAGAAGAAATACAAAGAGGTGCAGGAAACCTAGCTGTTGTTTCTGATGATGCTGAACAATTAGGCGAGATATTAAAAATTACAGGTAATGTTGCTGCAGCTACAGGTTTAGATTTTGAAACTACTGCAACACAAATACAGAGAGCTTTTAGTGGTGGTATTGCTTCCGCTGATATTTTTAGAGAACGAGGTGTTAGAGATATGCTCGGTTTCTCTGCAGGAGCAAAAGTATCAGTACAAGAAACTATTGAAGCTTTCCAAAAAGTTTTTGGTCCAGGAGGTGAATTCGGATCAGTTACTGATGATCTAGCAAAAACTTTCGAGGGAACTTTATCTATGTTAAATGATAAAGTATTCAACTTTAAAAGAATAATAGTACAAGAAGGTTTCTTTCCAGAATTGAAAAGACAGTTCGGTGATTTAGATCAACTCATAGAAGATAATCAAGCACAGATAGATGCATTTGCTAAAACTCTTGGATCAGGTTTAGGATTAGCCGTTGATAGATTAGGTGACGGTTTTGCATTTGTAAAAGATAATGCTGATATACTATTAGAAATATTTAAACTTTTGATAGCAATAAAAATAGCTGGATTCTTTATAAATGCTGCTACAGGAGCTATGAAATTAGCAAAAAGCATGATTGCTATTGCTTTAGCAACACAAGGAGCTTCTAAAGGATTAGCGGGAATAGCATTATCAATAGCAAAAGGTGGAGCTATATTTGTAGCTTTCAATGAATTAGATAAATTTTTTGACGGATTTATAAAAGATTTAAATGATTCTGCTACTGCAATAGGAAATACAGAAGATGAATATTTAAAAGCTAGTGACGCAATAGGATCAGCTTCTAAAAAATCTGAAGATGCAGTTAGAGGAGTAACTTTAGCCGGTGACGGAACGATTGATATGCTCAAAGAAATGCAAAAGGTCGTTGAGGATAATGCAAAAGCATTTGAAAGAATAAATGAAAGAGGAATGAGTCCTTTAGATCAAATAGAAAATAATATGTTGAAAGAGCTTAAATTAGTTCAAGATACAATGGACGCATTAGAACATATCAGAATAGAAAAAATTACTAGAGATCTTTTATCAGAAAAAGAAGCTAATAAAGAATTCGCACAGGAAACATTTAAATTAGAACAATTAAAATTAAAAATAATCAAAGATGCTGCAAAATTAGAAGAAGAATTTTTGAGAAATAAAAGAGAACAAGAACTTAAAGATCAACAAGCACATTTTGATAAACAATTTAGATTAATAAAATCTTTTAGAATGGAAGATCTAGAACTTAATAAATTATCAGATGAAAATAAAAAACAACTTGCAATACAAACAGGTCGTGAAGCATTAGATCAATTATCAAGACATAACCGAACATTATTCCAAATAAATAAAGCTTTAGCTATTAAAGACGCAATAGTTAGTACAGCACAAGGAGTTACAAAAGCTTTAGGTATGGGGCCTTTCGGCATTCCATTAGCATTAGGAATTGGAGCTTTAGGAGCGGCTCAAGTTGCAACTATTGCTCAAACGCAATACACAGGAAGAAGAACAGGAGGACCAGTACAAAAAGATAAACCGTTTATAGTTGGTGAACAAGGCCCAGAATTATTTGTTCCAAATCAAGCAGGAGCAATTCAACCAAATGGAAGTGCAGGAATAAATATTAACTTTAATATTAATACAGTTGACGCAAGAGGATTTAATGAACTATTAGTCAATAGTAGAGGAACTATCGTTAATATGATTAATAATGCAGTGAATGAAAAAGGTAAAATGGCAATAATATGAGTGGAGCTTTACCTAATACTAATTTTAATGCTATTAATTTAAAAAGTAATCAAAAAACTTTATTTACAGAAACTGATAGCGGAAAAACATTTAGACGACAAATTCAAGGACAACGATTTAGTTTTACAGTTTCATATCCTCCTATGAAAAGAACAGAGTTTGCTCCAATCATGGCTTTTATTATGAAGCAAAGAGCAAGAAAAGAAAATTTCACCATAACCTTGCCAAGTTATTTTAATGCACTTGGTAGTGAAACAGGCACATTGTTAGTGAATGGAGCTCACTCTGCAGCAGATACAACTATAGCTATTGATGGTTTTGCAAGTGACGGAGCGGGAAGATTAAAAGCTGGTGATCTTATAAAATTTGCACATGATAAAGTTTATATGATTATAGATGATGTTACTTCATCAAGTAATGCAGCAACTGTAACAATAGAACCTCCATTAAGAACTGCTCTTACAAATAATAGTTCTGTTGCTTATGATTCAATTCAATTTACTGTTCATCTAACTAGTGATGTCCAGGAGTTTCAAACAGGACAAAATGATAGCGACGGTAATTTATTATTTAAATATGAATTTGATGTTATTGA